CTTTCTTATGAGCATCCCAGGCGGTCCGCAGGAATGGACGAGCACCTGTTCCAGGATGAATAATCTCGACTCCAAAGAATGTATTGCCATCGGAGAGAACTGATTTCTTCTTAATTGCAATATCATGGCTCTGCGTCCCAAACTCTATCAGGTGAGCTAATGGACTCGTGGAGCCAACAAAAATCACGGCCCCTTTTGCTGGAGCCTGAGCAGCCTGTGAACGTTGACGTGCTTTCACCTTCGTGGAAATTATTATGCTTCGCGCGATGTCTCCACTCGGACCACCCGGGGCATTTGCTTCCGCCGCAATCTTAATGGGCTTCGCCGCCTTTTTTAACGCAGAACGAATCTGTGCCTTCCCCGTCGCCTTGGGGAGTTGGGCCAAGGCGTTATCAAGCTCCTTTGCCCCATCAATTTTAAATTGAACTCTAACAACCACTACAAGGTCCCCCGCTTATTTTTCCTCCCACGCCGTCCAGTCATCCGGGGTGACCAAGGAATTACATCCCCCGATTCCGGCGTTGACTCACGTTCTAATTCAACTTCCGGTTCTTTCTCTAGTTCCGGCAACGCTTCCGTGGCAACACCAACCCTCTCAGCTAGCTCATTCAAAATGGCCAACCCCCTGCCCAAAACAATCCTAGTAAGTTCAGGCTCAAGATCATAAGAATGCCCGGCCTTGTAGACCACAGTCTTGTCCTCAGCCGGGTAATCAAAATACTCAACCAGGAATCTCACCCTCGGCATCTCATCCTCCCTATCCTTCGCTCCGGGCAGAGGCCAGAATGTTCCACCCTTGCCGCCTTTGAATCTCAGTTATCTCGAATATGTCCCACTTCCTGCCGTTGTACGAAAGCCGATGAACGTCAACAGTAGGAGTAAAACTCGTTCGCCACCTCATCTCAAACTCCTTTGTTTCTTTCCCCAAAAACTGCCTCGCGGTAAAACGTTCATCACCTTTCAGAGATTTAACACGCATCCAAGCATCAGCGATCTTAGTCCACGTTTCAATCGGCTCGCCAAAACTATCCTGGACCGTAGTCTTAGCCTCTACATCAACTAAAACATCCAACAAGCCAGCGACAAGCTCGGCCATCAACTCAACTCCACTGGGCCAGCATATTCAAGCCTATACTTATGAAGCATAGTTTTCACAAACTCAAGATTAGCCACACTGACTCCAACAACCATTGATTCTGAAAACCGGAATAAATCCCCAGCCCGCATCAAAAGATAGGCTCGGATATCCCCAGGAACATTAGTGCCACTAGCTCCATAGCCAGCAATGTAATTTATTGTCACAGCCTCATGCGTATCCCTTGTGCCCGGCCAGGTCTTACTATACTTCATCCGAAGCTCCCCGGGCTCCCTATCAGTGAGAACATCATAATCGGCAAACGCAGCGGGGCTGCCAACAGGAACAACTGTTTGAGTAACTCCATCACCATCTATATAGACAATGCTAGAAACGCTAATCAGCGGTGGAAGCGGGAGCCTGATTGCTTGATCATCATCTGGGAACTCATTCATCCGAAGTCTTAGAGTCTGAGTAATAAGTGAACGTCCAAGCCATCCATCCGGTCCATCAATCTCTGAAATAGCCCCCTGAATGGCGCGGGTAACTTTATCATCCTTGTCCGAGAAATTAATATTAAGATGATCTTTGGCTTCGGCCAAAGTTATGGCGTAAACAGAAGGAGCGGTCACTTGAACAACAGACCAGATCATGTTGACAGCTCCCTATCCTCATACCAGGGACCATTCTCAACCGATTCCTTCAGATCAACTTCAACGGCCACTCCCTTGGAAAGAGCGGATATGGCCAAATGCTCCGGAACATCCCTATACGTATGCCCAGCCTTATATGAGACAGTCTTCCCCCTCTCCAATTCATAATCAAAATCAGTCAAAAATTTTAGAGTTGCCATTTCATCCTTTCACCGGTTGTGGCCCCAGTCTTCCAGTCCACGCTAGGCGTAAGGGTATCCACCCTGATCCGATCCTTATGCTCAATTGCGAGGGAGAGCATCTCCTGGACCATTTCCACCGTCATCTTCTGTGGCCTGTGCCCCAGCGTTCGGAGCCCACTATTGGCTGGTTCGTAGTAATGGGACTCAAGCTCGGTGCGGGGGTTCTGGACGTGCTCAATGCAGGAAGGGAGATCCATCCGCTTGGCCGCTTCCTCCACCATTCCAGCCAAGGCGCGGACAAGAAATGTCTCTGTAAACTGATTGAACACCCGGAATTCCCCAGGCTTCGCCGGATGAAGTGCTGCGATCTCCACGCAGCGCATAGTGTCCGAGATATGGAGATAGCCCCGCGTCTGCCCGCCCTTGCCATAGATACTCATCGGCTCGCCAGCGGCGGTCTGCGTAACAAAACGATTCAGCACAGTCCCGAAAATGTCATCGTAATAGAGCATCGTCCCCAGGCTGGGATCTCTCCCCGTTTCATGCGTTCCGAAGCCGTACACAACGCCTTGATTCAAATCGGTCACTCGCAGGCCCCAAGCACGGCAACCGAATTCGAGGTTGTGCGAATCGTGGACCTTAGAGAGGTGGTAGAAGCTCCCCGGGCTCTTGGGGTACAGCATCCGGGCCGTCTTCCCCCGGTGGGTGACGTCAATCCACCCCTCCTCAATCCGAATCCCCGGAGTGCCATACTCGCCCATCGTCCCCAATTTAAGTATGTGAGCATCGGGGCATTCATCACGGACGGCAAACATGAGATTGAGTGTACCAAGAATATTGTTTTCCTGCGTCAGCCGCACAGAAGAAATATCCATCATGGAGAAAGGCGCAGATGGCTGCTCAGCGTAATGAATGATCGCGTCTGGGTTGACAATACGGAGAACGCCCGCGATGGCCTCGGGGTCGCCACTGAGGCTCCGCTCCCAACCCTGAATGCGGTTCCCGCCGAGGCCGGTCCAGGCGGCAATCCGGTCCTGGAAGGAAGGGACGGGCACAAGCGTATCCCGGCCCATGTCGAATAGGAGCCGCCGTTTCTGTCCGCTGTCGAGGGCGTGTACTTCATGGCCGCGCGCGGAGAAGTATAGACACGTGGGCCAGCCAAGATACCCATCAGCCCCGAGAACGAGAACCTTCATGCCGGAACCCCCTTTGGAATCCTAGATAGAATGAAGGCAATGTCCCTATCCTTCTCCTTTTCAGCCCAGTCCTTGTAACGTTGGCCGTCTATAATCCTCGTATCAACACTTCCATATCGCCTATTATAAGTATCGTCCTTCGGGGTCTTCCCATCCGACCAATGCTCATGCCTGATTTTCACGTCGGGCAGATACTTCAATCGACCAATCCCACGCCCCACATCCATCCACGCCTTATCAAACATTGTGTGTACAAAACCCAGGGGAACAATATTCCCCAAGGTTCGGGCAAGCTTGCCGCCGATGACTGGCATGGTCGCCATCCTCTCTCCATTCAGAAGGTCGTTAGGATACGCGACATTCCAATCACCAGCGGCAAAGGCCAAGGCTTTATCCCAACCAAGGGTCTCAGCAACAATGTCATCCGCCAAAACCCCATAGAAAGGCTCCTTCAGGTTATCCCTGAATGCCTGGCGGACAATCCCACATACATCTGTCCGCTGCCCCGTAACAAAAAGATGCCAACCATCTGGAAGGGAGACTGTTGAGTAATCCCCCCCATCAAGTCCATCCACAATGACGAGCCCCGGCGTAGAGACAAAAGTCCTCTTGCAACTATCAAAAAACTTTTGCAGCCTATCTGGCCTCTTCCTCGTCGGGAGAATCCACATCAGACCAACACCCCCACGCTGGAAGGCCTATTTTCAAACATCCAGGATAGATGAGGAGTAACGCTCCTTATTTCCTCTGGTTTCGGACGGCCATGAAAATAAACGACTGAAATATCATGACCATGTTGACCCGTCTGCAACTGTTTCTTAAAGGAGATGGTCTCAGGAAAGAATTCCTGGATCACATGGGGATAGTAGGGAGTATGGTTCCGAATGAAAAGTTGATCCCCCCTGCCCCCGCCAATCGGATATTTACCGGCCCGCTCCATATCTGGAGTCCCAAGAAAGTCAGTATATATTTCCGCTAGACGCGGGTCCGGCCCCCAAAGCATGATACCCGAGCCATAGGTATCGCTCATATTCACGTCCCCGAGCATGGCAAATTTACCCGAATAAGAGACTAGCTTTTCTATCGGGCCGCAGATGGCAGTGTCCAAATCAAAATAAACAACCCGCCCAAACTCCTGTAAAAGATCGGGCCGGAACAGTTCAATCTTGGAATGCTTTGTCTGCCATCGTGGATGAAGGAGTGGAATCTTTCTCACCCCGTATGGAAGCCCAGTAACTTCCTCATCGGTCAGGCAGACAAATTTAAACTTGCGCTCCATCCAAAGCTTCAATCGTTTATATAGGATCTTCACGCTATCGGCAGAGAAATCAGAACTTAGCCTGAGAACAGTTGCAATGGTTACTGAACCAGCCCAATTCAACGAGGCCTCTCCCTGAGGCTCCGGCCCGTCTTTCGTCCTCGAAGTGAATCCAGCCACTACCTGATTAAGACCGTTTGTCCAGGCCTTGTAGTCCATTGCAGGAAAGAGCATACGCACATCTTTCTTGGGAAAACAATTAAGAGCAGAATCATAAGAGCAATTAATCACCTGAATTCGCCGCTCTTCAAGCATCGGCGCGGCAAGCACGAATGCCTTCATAAAATCCCCATAAGGAGAAGTCTTAGTCAATCCCGTAGGGTGATCCCCGAAGAAATGCCTGCCCTTCATGTCAAATCCAAAGAGGAGTATTCTTTTTGCTCCCATGAGGATGGCGAGATTGAGAGCCTGAAAACCGGAATTCTTTCCCTGGTGTATGTAATTCAAATTGAATGAGAAACCTTCATCCTCAACAGAAGGCACCCAGTGGATTTTCAACGCCTCGGCTGTCTTCTTATTTTGCGTCACTTTCAGGCCAGGAAATGCCTTTGCTCCCTCATAATACTTTCCATCGGGAACCCATATATGTGGCTCATAATAAGTCATCCACCAATCAGGGTCACAGGCATAAAGTAAATCAGCCCAAGGGATGAAACGGAATGTATCATTAACAACAATGATCTTCACTTTACCCCGAAGAAACTCCGCATCCTTGACAGAAAAAGATTCACCCGAGCCGAATATGGCAACCGTTTCTCCTCGCCACAGACGTGGAACAGGGGGCCAGGATTCCTTCGGTGGATGCTCATTATCAATAGAGGCAGAAGCAAACCCACCCGCCGAGGCCCAACCCTCGGAAAGAGCGATCTTACTTTCCTCGGACCCAGGCTTCAAAAGATCGCCAACGGCAAACTCATGAACATTGATTCCATCGTAGGCAAACTTGAAAGCCCTGGTCACAATAGCCTGGTTCGACATCAAGAATCCCCTACTTCAAGCGATGCCTCTTGAAGAGACCCCCTCGCCGTGGAGCCTGATTGGGCTCCTCAACTTCCTTCTCTTTCATGGGTTCCTGTTCCAAAACTTCTGACTCCGAACCCTTCGGTTCCTCAAGTTCGCCCTCTGGAACAGGTTCCTCCTCAACAGGCCCACCATTCAGATTCGGCTCGGCCCATTTCTCCTCCAAGGCCACCGAACAAGCCTCGTCCCCGTCGGGGATTAAATCACCAACGGAGAAGGATTTGACCTCAATCCCCCGATAGGCGAACCGGAAAGGCTTTACAACACTCAAACTTCCCATGATCTACTCCTCCTTAAAAAGAGGGGGAGCGGGAACTCCCTCGCCCGAGAGTAGAAGCCCCGCTCCCCCAGAAGGGCCGAGCCCACGAGGCAAGGCCCAAGTCCTTACGCCACCTTCTTCTGGTGAGCGTGACCAAGAACGACCTGCACCCCGAAGTTAACCCCGGTTCCGGGAGCACCCGAGATGGTGGCAACGATTCGGAGGTAACGCTTTGCACCCTTGTACCCAACCCGCGTGATCGTGTTAAGGCCGGTGGCGGGGGAAGCATCCGCATCCGCGTTGACGAATGTGCCTTCCAGGTTCGCTGCGGCAATGGCAGCAGCATCGCTCTGGTCGGTCGCATCCGCGTCCTGAGCCGTGAAGGTGACCAAGCCGTCTGTCCCCGCGCCAACATGGGTGACAAACATAGCGGAGTCAAACTCACGGGTGTCCACCCAAGCGCCAGTGGGTGTTACAGTGCGGATAAGAGGGGCGAGGGTGTTGACAACTGAAAGCCCATTCTTGATGTCCCGCGTTGCCATTTTCTGTTACCTCCCGAGTGCCCCCTGTCATTAACAGGGAACCTCAATCAGAACCCAGGCAAGATTGCCCGGTGCCCTTTTTTCATGCAGCTTGCTCTTGCAGGCGGATATAGGTTCTCCTTTTGGGACGACCAGTAATTTTTCTTTTTGTTTCTTCACTGTGTTTGTAGATTCCTTTCTTTCCCTTATTCCAAGGGATATTCCCAATTCTAGAGATGCTCATTTTCTTTCTAGCCTCAAGACTCATTGGGCCAGTCTTCTTATCCTTATTCCAAGCCTGCCTTCCCTTATTCCAATGTTTATCCAGAGAAGAAATCGTGCACTTAAGCCCCTCAGATATTTTCTGGCGCGTCTCCACGCTCAGGCTTTTACCAAGTCTGGCAGTGCTTATCTTTGCTTTAGATTCATCCAAATGCCTTCTCCCAATACTTGAAAGACGTATTTTTTCTTTTGTTTCCTCTGTATGCTTATGACCAGTGTAATACCTTTTACCTTTATTCCAGGCCACTTGAACTCCCTTCTTTCCTTTATTCCAAGCAGTTTTTCCCTTATTAGGATGAACATCAAGATTATCAAGATATTTTTGGTAACCAATTCGTTGCTTCTCTTTTCGCTCAGTAGTAGGCCGTCTTCCAATCAATGATTTGCTGATTTTTTCTCTCCACTCAGGACCCAAACTACGTCCCTTAAGTAAACTTGAAATCTTGTGTTTATGATCTTCTGAATGTTTATAACCAGATGCACCATCTCCTCCATCGGTAAGATTGCATAAAGAGCCGGTCCTCAAATCCTTTCTTCCATACTTTTGTATTAGCTCACGCTCCAAACTACAAGCATCTTCATCGCTTAGCTTACTAGCAACAATAAGAATTAAAATCCCACTTCCTGTTCTCTCTAGTTTATTTAAAATATGTTGATGAATTTTATTATGTTTACGATCAACTGTTAAGGGACGAGTGCCTTTCCCCTTTCCCACATAGAAAGGCTCATTAGTATCCATCCGCCAATGTTCATATACTGAAAAATCATTCCTCATAGTAATCCCTCTTCTTCTGTTGGGTGGGAGTTTTATATAGCTCCCACCCAACAGAAGAATAAATCAACTGCTGGCGACAGCAAACCTCATGAGCTTGATCGCCTCGAAGTTCGTAACATCCCCACCAGTACGCTTGGTTGTGTAAAAGAGCGTACGCGGTTTCGACGTAAACGGATCTCTCAGCAGCCGGATACCGGCGCGGTCAACGATCTGATAGCCTTCGCGGAAATTTGCGAACGCAACAGACAAAGAGTTGGCGCTAATTGCGGGGAGGTCCTCCCCCAGCACGATCTCATGCCCAAGAAGCACGGGACGGCCGTTCGCAGCCAACTCACGCGGATCGAAAAACGGCCTGTTTTCCGCATCCTTCAATTTCCTTACAGCAGCCAGCGTCGCCCGCGCCATCATCCAGACGGCCCCAGTGAGGTAGAAGGTCTTGAGGCCGCCCATGATGTCATGGAAGACATCCGTCGCGGTGGCGGAAGCGGCGAAGGCCCCAGCCGCGCCGGTCGGGAAGCGCTCAATCACGTTCCACGTCGCAGCCGAAGGAGTCCCGTGGTTGTAGGTGGTGAAGCCGCGAGGCCGTGCTCCACCGACACCAGTAACAAACGCGGTGTTCTCGACGCGGCTCATCCGCATGGAAATCTTGTTAATGAGCCAACCCTCGACGTCGAAGTTGGCGTCATCGAGGAGCTTCTGAGTAATTCCCGGCGAGGAGAACTGTTCCTGCACCGAAATCCGGTAGGCCCCGATCTGAGGAGACGTCGTTTCGGCGCGTGCCGCCGTTTCCCCGACCCATCCGCCGCCGGTGTCCTGGTCGAGATCGTTGATCCCTTCCAGCGCATCCGTCCCAATGACCTGGACGGCGGCCACCTGACGCATGGGGGAGGACTCGTGGATAAGTGTGGCAATCCGGCCCGTGATGTCCGGAGTCACCCAATACCCACCATCCGGATCGGCCCCGACCTGCATGAGGGAGTAGATGCCCCGCTCATGGCCGGGGATGTGGGCCGTCATGTCACCCCATCGCAGATACTTCCCAAAATTCTCGCGGTAGGCTTTGTAGGCCTCAACCTCATTCTCCACCCTGGCCGAGCGATCCGGGTACTGGCCACGAAGGAAGGAGAAGAAGCGAGCCGCGTGCTGAGAGGTTTCGTCTACCCGACCATTGCCACCACCCTGCAACTCACCCCGGTCAATGCGCGCGTGCATGTCGCGGAGGCGCTCGTCCATCTCCTTGTTCTGCTTCTCAAGGGCCTCGGACCTGTCAGTCTGAGCCTTGAGGGTAGCAGAGAGTTTTTCCTGGGCCGCACCGACGGCAGCGTTGGCCCCGTCAATCTTCGCTTCAAGGAGCACGTCCTTCTCACCGAAGGATTTCATTTCGGCAAGAGCTTGGTGAAGCACGGCGGTAGACTCCTCCAACTGTTTCTTGAGATCGTTGATCTCAGACATTACTTTTTCCCCTTAGCCCGGGCGAGCATCTGTGGAATTTCCTGAATGCCTTGAATGATGCTCGTGAATTTCCTCTTATCCTCATCCTCCAAGCCCATATCCGTTGCGGCGTCACGCAGCACAGATTCCGGCTCGACAACGCCCATCGCAACAATTGCGCGGGCAACCTTACGGCTATATCCTGCGTCACACAGGACAGCCTCCACGTCCCGGCTATCGGGAACGATGATCTCCCTTTTCACTTTCTTGAAATCTTCCGGTGCATTCTGAAACAACGAAAGATTCCACCGATTCAAAGCCACCTCCTCATCTTCCTCACCTTCCTCAACCTCCTTCTCGAAAATCCGATCCGCGATTCCAGCCTCGACAGCTTCCTCCGCATCGTACCAAGTTTCCTCGGCCATCAAAGCTTGAATCTCATCTAGGCTCATATCAGTTTTGTCCTGATACATCTTGGCGATGGTCTTTCCGATTTTGTCCAGAATATTCGCTTCCTTCCTCATTTCCCTGGCATTACCGACAACAGCGCTCCACGGATCATGGATCATCAGCATGGAGTTCTTCGCCATGATCACTTCATCTGCCGCGATAGCTACATAACCAGCAGCCGAAGCCGCAAGGCCATCCACCCAAGCCTCAGTCTTCGACTTGTGCCGAGCTATTGCGTTATGAATGGCGTCCGCGTCAAACACATCCCCACCCGGACTATTAATCCGGACGCGGATGGTGGCCGCTGTCAGGGAGTCAATTTCCTTGACAAAGGCTTGAGCGTCCACGCCGAACAAAGAGATCACGTCATATATGAAAATCTCAGCCACATCGTCCTCGGCCTGAGCCACAACACGAAGATTGTGGGGTCGCTTCTGGAACAGGCAACGGGTGGCACGGGCGCGCTCCTTGTAAATCGCCGCCCGCCGGGCAGCGTCGGAAAACCCCCATTCCCCCGGCTTGGGTAAGGAATGCCTGGGAATGCTCTTCCTCTTCATCTTTGACTTCTCCCCATCTTCCTCCTCCATCGCAGGCTCGAACATCATCCCATCATGATCGGAGCAGTGTTCCTTTGCCTCGGATTCCATCCATGTCTCTTTGGGGTAGCGGAAGGATTGCTCCATCATGTTATCCTCACCCTTCAACTTCCCCATGATCACAAAGTATTCTTTCCCCTCAGTTTCCCGGCTCATGCGCCGGAAGCTGTCTTCCTGGAAATCACCCGGATCACGGAGACGGCAGGCATGCTCATTTTCGAAAGGCACGGGTCCACCCTCCCACGACTCGGGCAATCATTCCACGATAATCAATGGCCATTGGCCATCGCCTCCCCTAAGCGAGCCTCATAGTCCCGACTGGCCAAGGCTTTTTGACCAAGCTGACGAAGCATCAATTCCTCCTCGTCAACCGTTTCCGCGCTCTCCGTCTCCTCCGTAACAGCCTCCACATTGACGGGACGCCAATAATCGTCTAACCCATCAACAGCATCCATGTCCTCAAGCCGCCGAATCTCGTTACCGGAGAGCCACCCGTCGAGCCTACCCTTGTGATAGAAATCGCTACGCTCCCTGGAGTTACCCCTGAGAAGGGAGTTGAGGGAAAGTTTGACAAAAATTCCCTGCGCCTGAGCCCTGGAAGAAATAAGCTGATACTTAGCGGCCTTCTCAAGACGGATAATCCAAGGCATGAGGCTGTAGTCCACAAACTGACGGGCAAGACTTTCAATGGATGAGAAGCTTGCCTTTTCCAAATCCCCTACCATGTGGAGAGGAACGCGGAGGAGAGCCGCAACGATCCCCCGCTGGAGTTTCCGCGAGTCCAAAAGCTGTGCCTCTGAGGGATTGATCACCGTCGCCCTAGCGGTCATTCCCCCTGGCAGAATATACCAAGAGTTGCTTCGATTACCCCCCGTCTGTTCCTTCACAGCGTCAAGAATACTCTGGCGGGCCTTGGTATTCATATTAGCTGGCGTCTCAAGGAATCCCCTCGGCATTCCCCCATTCCCGAAGATTGTCCCAGCATGCCGGTCCTGTGCAATCCCAAGTGCGATTGTTTCCTTGTATTCAATTACGGGATTGATTCCGACCACCCCATCATGCGAGGGGCCTCTAAGATGAAAAATTCTATTTGAGCCGAATTCCCTGATCGTCCCGTCCTGTTGAGTAATGCTATAGACAACAGACCAATCTTCTTTTTGTGCAACTGAATGAATCCGGTAAGTAGGGATAGGAAGGAGTTCCCGAATCTTGTCCACCCCATCCCTGACCTTGAATGCCAGGGCATCCCCAACGGAAACGGCTTGGCGGAGAGCCCACTCGAAGAACTCCTGACCTGTCTGAAAATCATTGGGTCGGTCCAAGAGCAAGGCAAGCCAATGGGAGGAAAGTTCCCGCCTTCCCGGCGTTCCATCGGAATCCGTTTTCACGAAAACATGCATGGGAAGTTGGGAAACAGTTTCGGAAATCACGCGGACGGAAATGCCGAATGGAGCCCATCGAAGGGCCATCGCCGGGGAGACCTCTATCCCGGCAAAGGTTTCCCCGCCACCATAGACGCGGCGGATCGCCTTTTCCAGGTCACCGGGCGTGAGAATTGTTTCCGCCCGGCGGCTTTCCGCTATGGAGCCGAGGATGCCCAACTATTCATGCTCGTCTCTCGGGCGAGAGGAACGAGGCGGAAGCACTCCGAGACCGATCAAGAAAAGAATATATCCCAAAAGGAAAATTCCGAGGAGAAGATGAGAGACCATCGTTGCCCCAGCCATGAGCAACAAGCCTCCAAAAGTCAGACAATCAGCAACATCCAACTTCAATTTCCCCATCAATCCTATCCCCCAAATTTAAATATATTTGAAAAATCAAGATAAATCAAATAATTTTTCTATATCTGAATTTCCATATTGAAGCCAAACCTATTATGAAACTGGAAATAAACAATCATAAACCTATAAGATATTGAAATATAAATGATTATAAATCAAAACGCTCTCATACTTTTGAAAAGAACTCTTTCACTTGACCACATGTAAAGTCAATCTGCTCATGGGAAAGCTCCGGGTACATGGGAAGCGAAAGGCCTTCCCTGGCAAGTCTTTCTGAGTTGGGGAGCACCCCCACCTTATAGCCAAGATGGGCAAAGCAGGGTTGAAGATGAATCGGAGTGGGATAATGAATCCTTGTCTGAATCCCATTAGACTCAAGATGCTTTTGTAGTTCATCCCGATATTTAGTCTGTATCATGAAGATATGATAAACGTGGCCAGGAAAAGGCTCTGGCAGTTTCAAATCACCAACGCCATTCAAGCCCGCGCGATAGAAAGCAGCATTCATTGACCGCATTGAGTTCCATCTATCCAAATGTGGAAGCTTAGTTAGGAGAAACCTAGCCTGCATAGTATCGAGCCTGGAATTATATCCAAATGAAACGTGATTATTTTTTCCATCCTCTCCATAGTTTCTAAGTCTTTTCAGTCTCCCGTAGTCGTCAGGATCATTTACAAGAATGGCACCACCGTCACCCAATGCTCCTAAATTCTTGCTTGGGTAGAAACTGAAACACCCGAAACGACTTAATGAGCCAACATACTGAGGAAACCACCAGTCTAGGCAGGACGCTCCACAAGCTTGGGCACAATCTTCAAGTATGAGAACGTCATCGGGCAATACATTCTGAAAAGTTAACACAGGAGCGGGACGGCCATACATATGAACGATCATAGCTAGCTTATTGGAACTTCTATCCTTTAGAATGGCCTCACTAAACAACCCGGAGTCCATTTCTCCATCTGGTCCACAATCCACAAGGACAGGCTTTGCCTCAAACTCCCAGGCTGCCAGTGCGGCGGATATGTAGCCATTCGCGGGGATGAAGACAGACCAACATTTCCCGTAGTGTCCAGGAATCAAGCAGCGCAGGGAAAGCCTCAGAGCATCCGTCCCACTACCAACAGCGAGGCAGTAATTGGAGCCCATCTTTTCCGCAAATTGCTTTTCAAACGTGGCAACGGGATCACCCATAATAAAATCACTTTCATCAATCGTATCGGCAAAAGCATTCATCAATTCCTTCTGCATAGAATCATGCTGAGCTTTCAGATCAACAAAAGGAATCATGACCGCTTCTCCAGTATAAAGAGCGCCTGGTGGCTACAGCCGGAAAAATCCTCGGACCAGATAGGATCATCTTGAGGTAGAAGCGTTCCATGAAATTCAAGACCAGAGTGAGTAGATAGATGACAAGAAAATAAACCTCGAAAAAGATCGGTACAAAAAAATTCTTATGGGAACAAAGATTACAAAGTAGCTCGTCTCTCGAAGGATAGACGCGAGCCAAATAATAAGCAGCCCGGTTGAAGTGGGAGAGGAAGTCTGGTTCCTCTGGACGGATAGTAAGCGTATAAACAATCTTGGAAAGAAACTGGTAAACGTCAAAACGTTGAACATCCCGAACATGAAAGTATAATTGACTACAAAGCAAATCCTCATTTAAGTAGCAATTATGCCAGTACTTTTCCATTGTGTCCAAACCAAATTTAACGCGGAATGAATCTATCCTAGCATGCCCCTGAACTGTTGCCTCATTCACAAATAGCAAACCACCGGGTTTGAGAACTCTACCAAGCTCCACGAGAACCCTATCCTGCATCTCGGGGGTTTGCATGTTCACAAGCAGGCGATCACTTATAACAACATCAAAGAATCCATCCGAGAATTTAAGATCAAGCGCATCCCCCACATGAAAGACAATATTCCCACAGGGCAAGTCCCAAATACCGTCACAGTACTTACGAATGACCTCGCGTCTATTTTTTGAGTCAATCAAAAATTCCTGAGCATGGGAAATCATGCCCTCAGAGTAATCTACCCCATAAATCTCCTTACAGACCTGAGCATAATGAAGAGTAGAGAAGCCTGTCCCACAACCAACGTCCAAAATCCTGAAAGGTCTCTTGCTTTGTTCTGCTGAAAGAAAATCAACAATATAATTCACGCCAAGCAGCCGATAGAAATGATCCCGGATCGTCACCCTCGGGTCTTCCCCCCAGGTATGAGCCTCACTCTCCCAAAACTCTTTCACATTTCCGAACGTCCGCTCCCTCGTCTCTCCCTGCCTGGACATTTTATTCTCCAACTCAAAGGATAATAGGCTCACCCTTTCTCTCAATCGAATTGCTTATAGCTTCCAAAGTCATGACAACATCACGATTAAACTTAGGCCCCGATATAACCGGAGGCCCCGTAATGATCCGCTCAATGAAATGCTCATCCTGCAAGCGTAGAGGCTCGGCAGGATCAACCTTCGGAAGAATAACATCCCCTTCCCAAAGGGAAGTTCGGAGGAACTCACCCCATCCTCCCTCTACTCGCTCAAGCTGAACGCCCTTCGGGTAGAGAGCCAACGGGTTCCTCGTGTCCAGATCGTTCCAATACAATGCACCCTTATTACCCACAACAATCATCTCACAAGACTTTCTGGGATCAAGCCTGCTCACCCTGATATTGGCGAGTACCCCATCCGGGTAGGACATAGATATGAAAGCCACGTCATCAAATTCATTTTGAACGTACCCCATCCCAGTGGCGGAAACCGAATAAGGATTTGCCCCATTCAATAGCCATTTGATTATTGCAACATCATGGGCCGCTGCATCCAGGGCCACTCCAGCATCGGTTCTTATCGGGCCGAAACTGGTCCTCGTAGATGAAATAAAACACAGCTCACCTATGGAACCAGATTGAAGAACTTCCTTCAACTTGACCAAGCCTGGGTTGAACAGAAATTCGTTCCCCACCATTAGGACAAGATTCTTGGAAATAGCCAAGTATGTAAGGGTGCATGCCTCCTCATAACTCTGGCATAGAGGCTTTTCACAGAGGACATGCTTCCCCGACTTAAGAGCATCTTCGACAATTTGGAAGTGAGTAGGTATGGGGGTTGCCACGACCACGGCATCAATGCCCGAGTCGGGATCAAGGAAAAGAGCGTCATGATAATCAGGATAAGTTATGCAGGAAAGGTTGAGTGATTTTCTTACCTCATCCAAACGATTCTCATCTTTATCTATCAAACAAGTGACTCTAGAATTCGGAAGAGACGAAAAAATCCTAACGTGATGTGGACCCCACCTTCCCAAACCTACGACAGCGACCCGGATCATTTCTGATTCCCCTTCTTCTGTTGCTCACGGGTTCGTCTATTCCTTTCCCGGCGCTCCTTTTTCTTCAACCCCTTTTCTTTCGGATCGTTCCGGCGAAGGCTCCCATTCTCATCTAAATGATACCCCATCGGCATAACTCGGCGCATGAGGCCCTGAGCGGGAAAACGTCTGAGCATGAAATAATCCTCCCAAGGAAATCAAAACTGAACCTCCTCCACCTTGAAATCCTCCTCCTTCGGAGCTGGCCCCTCCTCCGACCACTCAATCAACTCCCACCTGGCCAGGGCCATCAAATGAGCCACAACCGGATCAATCTTCGCCTCATTGACTTCCTTTCTGGGATAGACCTCCTCCTTCGCATTCTCCCTGGCCACCACGTTCGATATAGCCCAGGCCATGATCGGGTCATCATCATGCCGGATCGCCTTCGACTGAATCAGGGCTTCAAGGGTCTTCATGGGCTCGGAGAAGTTCGCAACCGTAGGTCTGACCTCAATGCAAGTCACCCCCTCGGATATCAGGGAAGTCACAAGCATGGTGGCCTGGTTAGGATCATAGGCAACATATTCAACCTGGAAGTTCGAGCAGAAGCCCAGGATGCTATCCCGAATTTCATTGAAGTCAATTATGTTCCCTTCCGTTGTATCCAGCCATCCCAACTTCTTCCATGTACGGTAATGCTCATTCTCTGGCAACTCCAACCGGCTCTCGGGGAGCCAGTATTTACCGAAGCGGACGTATTTAATCCCCTCATCCAAAAGCTCCCGGGCCAAATCGCAATCACATTGGTCCATGCGGAACAGGATTTCCATCGCCGCAAGATCCACCTTCGACGCCAGGTCCAACGCCACAATGCACGACTGGCCCAGGAAGGCGTCTAAAGTAACACGCTCGTCATGGCAGGCCCGCCAAGCGTCAACCTCATAGTACGCGGCCCTAGCGGATACCCACATATTCAGGTGCTTCGTCTTGAATGTGTTTTGCTTCCTCGGGGCGTTCCTCGCTTCTTCCAACTTGCTCAAGAGATACCGCTGGACAATGGGGTCATCAAAAAGAGGATTTGCTTTCCTTAGCGCTTCCTCGGAATCCCACTTATCCTCCTGGTCAATAGTATAGATAATGGCGAATGTCCGCTCATTCCCAACCAATCCCTCCAACAATTTCTGGCAATCCAGAAAGTCCAGGAAGCAGGGACCGGCCAGGTTCAGGCCCGCCGTGCTGATAATCAGTTGAAGGGGCTGTTCCCTGGCGACCATCCCGGTATCCATCGCGTCCACCTGGGCATCGGTATCATGCTCATGGTACTCGTCATGAATAGCGCATGATGGACTCGCTCCCTCTCCCGGCTTCCCGATCAAGGTCTCGAATTTGGAGTTGGTTGCGTGGACGTGAAGGTTATTCGATGTGGGGCCAGGCGTTTCAACCCCATAATATTCACAGAAGAAAGGCGACTTAATGAGCATAGCCCGAGCCGGGTCGAATACCTCATGCGCCTGCTTCTCACCCGTGGCCCCACTGTAAACCTCCGCCCCAGTCTCGGCGTCACAGGCCAACATGTAA